GTGGAACGGCAAAGTCCTTTTGCCAGAGAACTACTTCTACCCAACAGAGAAAGTCACAGTCAGCGGCAGCGAATACGAGCGCGTGAAGATCCGAGTCTTTGGATATGCACGCCACCTGCAACTCCTTAATGATGGAACAACATCAACATGCTCCGATCAGGAACTTGTCGGGGTACGAGCGTACGCAGTAGCGGAAGCGATGACCCGACTCATGGTTGACCGAGCCAACTTCCAGCAGTGGCAGATTGCTTCTGGCGCTACTAACGTAAGCATTAGCGAACTGTCAATCCTCTCTAATACCGCACGCATGCGATGGCGAGAAGAGCAGCGTCGCCTACGTAAGATGCGCAGAATTGCATGATTGATCTAAGTCTTCCCGTTACGTACCAGACAGGAGATGGGGCTGCGATCAATCTAAACACAATCACTACCGCGCAGATTATTTCTGGTGGCAGTACCCCATTCTCTGGGTATGCAGTGGACGGTATGAGAATTGGCGCAATTGAGCCAGTGGGGTACACCGATGCAAAGTCTACCGCTGACGGGCTTGATGTTGCCGAAGCATACGCAGCCCGTAGAACAGTGCAGGTTGTTGTTAATGTTTACGGCTCAACAAGAAGCGACTTGTTCACAAAGATGCAGGAACTAACCAGCGCAATGCGATTCATGCCCCGAAGGTACGCTTCGTCTAACGGGTTTAGGAATCTATCCTTTACCCTACTTACCGAAAGCGTACCAAAGGATTGCTATTTCTATGCACGACCTGCAAAGATCCCGCGAATGGATGCAACAAGCGCAATGGTCAACGGGAACAATACGCTTGGCTACAGTTCTAGAGTTGTGCTGGATTTCTTTTTGAAGTATCCGTATAAGTATTCCGCTACGCTTTCCGAGGTAACAAACCTCCCAATCAACAATACCCCTACGACGATTACGAATCACGGCGCTGCGCCAGCAGATGCCGTGCTGACGTTTGAGTCAAGTGACCTTGCTGTAAACCGCAGTACCAACATTAAGGTTACGATTACGCTTAACGACATCCCAATTACTCTGCTTATAACGGATGACATCGGTCTATCTGCTGGTGTACTACGATCTTACATCGTTGACTTCAGGGATCAGATCGTCTATAAGGTTGAGAAGACCGTTGCAACAAATGTCACTGTGTCTACAATTGCACAGAACGTCATTCAGATTGACTCTGGCGCAACGTTCGGCACAGTAGAGCCTAATGACGACTACCCAAGCGGGAACCCTCTTAAGATCCAAATCTTAGACGCGTCCAATAATACAGCCATCACTACTGGCTATAAGGTTACGTTTGCATGGCGAGAGATGTGGTACTAAATGGCACTTACCCCAACAACGGTGACACTTACCGCAGCCAATAATTCAATACTCATTAACCGAGTAAAGATAGATGCCCTTACAAATCAAGTAATTGCTGAAGCCACTGATACATATGCTCAATCAAGAAGTGCCTATGCTGCTGGTCGTGCCTATGAACAAAACGTAACAAGCACTACGGATAAAAGTACTGGAGTGACCACCATCACTGGCGGCTGGTATAATTTTCTTCGTACGTATTTTCAATTTACAATGAGCAATCTCCCAAGTGCAAACCAGATAATGAATGTTTCCAGTATGGTATTGACGCTGACAAACGGCGACCCTGACGATATGATGGGTTATGATAGTATTTCACCAGATCTTATGCGATATATGCATGTCGGTGCAGTTAATCAGACTGGGATGAGTGGCAAAATTGTAGACTTGCATTCTTGGGCTTCACGAAAAACCTGGGCAACTGGGAGTTCGGGATCTAATTACGCACGTTGGTCTTCTATGGCAACGTCCAGTAGCAGCACGCTGTCTTCATATGCAATGTCAACGTTTGATGCAACTCCATTCCAATCCTTCAACACTGTTGCTGGAAACGTCGCTGGTGCAGGGAACGTTTATCAGATTGATATGCTTCCTTACCTGAGACAATACGCTCCATCTAACGTTACTACTGCATTGGGACCAGGACTTGGATCATCGGCTAGTAGTATCCCAATTTCTTTCGCTGTTAAAATGCGAACTGAAAGTCCTACGAGCAGCAGAGAGGCAATCCTTCTTAAGAAAGAAGCATCAATTACATACACCTATACCATAAACACAGCCCCGAGCGCCCCAGTTCCAACCGAACCAGCAAATAACTCTACGGTTTCTGGAACTGATGTACCGTTCTCTGCTACATTTGTAGACCAAGCAGGAGATACACCGACTAAGTTTGACATTGCGATCTCTACAGCAAGTACATTTTACTCAACAGTGTACGCAAAAGAAATCATTGACTCAACCGATCCCCTGAACTGTACAATACCGCTAAGCACATTCCAGCCTAACAGTCAGTTCTTTTGGAGAATCCGTTCGTACGATTCCTTGGGGGTTGTTAGCCCTTGGTCGGCTACGAAGATATTTAATACTCCTTCCTCTACTGGATGGTCCCCGTCATCCTCTGCGCCCACCTCAACGACATCCCCAAGAAACAAGTATCGGCTTGAGTTCTATGGACTTGCGGCAGATCTAAGTGGGTTCTATCCCTCACCGTCTGCTGTAATCTTTGACGCAAAGTCAATCGGTGTTTCCCAAACGGTTAACGCTTCTGGAGAATTCTTCTTTACTATCCAATCAGATCACCCTCAGATTGCAAACATTGTTCCGCAGAAAACATTCTGGCGTGCATGCAGGTGGGACGAACGCAAATCATTCTATCGCGTTATTGGAGAGGGAATGATTACCAACTCAGTAATCACCCCGCACGAAGTAATCTTTTACGGTACGGACAAGGTTGCGATGCTTAATCGTATCGTTATTTCCGCAGATAAGATTGCGAGTTCAACTTCCCACACTGGGACAATCGCAACAATCCACGACGACATTACAAGAAGGACTTCAACCGCTTCAATCACTGGGGTTGTAACCGCCGCGACTAATAACGACCAGATCGCAGCAACTGCTCATCCAATAAAGATTGGAGACTCTCTTGTGGTCACTGGAGTTACAAGCGGAACGGCATCAATCGCTGGAACTAGGGTTAGGACTGTTTCTGGTACAAGTACTAACAGCATAACCATCCCTAAAATCCTTACCGAAACAAAGGTCATTACCGCCGCTGTGCGAAACTCTCCCGCAACAGGACAGGTTACTTATACGACCAGTGAAGCGCATGGCTATATCACTGGTCAGGTTCTAACTGCAGCAAACATTTCCGCAGTCACCACGTACAACTTTACCAACTTGACCGCCACAGTGTTGACGCCGACAACATTCTGGGTTACCCTTGCTGCGGGAACTGGCACCCCAACGTTTGCGGGCGCAACGGTTAGGACTGAGCCGACTGCGGCAACGGTCTCGCTGGCAAAAAGGATTACGGACATGGGCTGGACAACTAATCCCTCTGTGCGATTCAGCGATTACCTTGTAACGAATAGCGCCTACTCAACCGCAACAACTAGTAAAACAGTACAGATCGCTGGTAACCGCGCAGCGGATGCGCTCGCATCTGTAGCAGACATCTTGATGCAGGGTACTACTAACAAGGTAATCTTAGAGAACCCCAACATTGGGCAGCCAGCCAGTAAGATTGACACGATGGAAGTAGGGTTGCGTTATCGCCACCTTCAACTTGCTGACGTAGTGAAGCCTGCGTGGTGGTTCCAGTATGGAGTTAACCTCAAGGGGTTTACGGTACAGGATAACCTAGACAAGATGGCATCAAAAGCAATCGTCATTAACCGAAATCTTGACCAGGGGACATCAAGCCTTTACAACAACGGTAGCGTTGACGAGACCCTTTACGCCGAATACGGATTGGTTGAGGCGGTTGAGATCATTAACGAAGAGCGTAATGACATTGAGTTTGCTAAGCAACTTGCTTACAACCTGCACCCAGACCGACTGTTTACAATTGAAAGCGACGTCATTCCAAATACAATTTCCCCGTTCGCTGACTACGCCGTAGGCGACGACATCACAATCTACATTGTGCATAACCGAGCAAACGTCCGAAAGGATTTAACAATCGTTGGGCAACGATGGATTGGCAACTCTGATGGTGCAGAATATATGCTACTATCATTTGCTCCAAGGATTACTCAATCCTTCCTTGATGGAAATAAGAATAAGAACGGTAACGGTAGCGGACGTGGGCGTGGGGGCGACACGACTGACGATACTATTCCTGATGATAGCCGAGGGAGTGGAAACCCAGGAAATGGCAGAGGTCGCGGCGGCGGAGGTGGCGGCGACTGGAGCGGTGGGGATAACCCAATTGATCCAACAGACCCAGGAGAACCTACTGACCCAGGCGATGTCTGGTACGACGGACCATGGTCATGACAACTAACAACTACAAGACTATCTTAGAAGCAGTAACGGAAGTGAGGTCCGATGTGAATGACGTTCGCAGCGAACTCCTAGATCGGCTTGATCGCATTGACGAACGTCTTCGCCATGTTGAGATTGAGCAGGCTAAGTCAAACATTAGGACAGTAGAACTGTCTAACAAGTGGAAGGCTGGTATCGCGACGGGCATTGCTTCGGGTATCGCCGCCCTTCTTCAGGCTCTCGTCGGAGCGCAGAAGTAAGGGACCCGCTGTGGGGAGGAAGCCACAGCGGGTCAGGTTAACTACTTTCTACCGAACTCCTTGAGCACGGCTGCTTCAATCGCGGCATCCACCGCGTCAAAGTCCAACTTGATACTGTACTTCTTGAGAAGGTCTGCGATCTGACCATAGGCAATGCTCTTCTTAACATCGCCGTCCTCTGCCCAGAACTCCTGCTCAACTGCACATACCACGGTTGTAACAATGCTTGCAAGTGTAGCATACTGCTTGGCGCTGGTGTTAGCCTTGACCAAGGTATTTACATTGCGGAGGAGCCATGCCCCTCCCGCTACTGCCGCAGCCGCAAGGACTGGGAGAGCAGCATTTACTAGAGCGTTAACGAATACTTCCATGTTCACCCTCCTCGGTGAATGTTGCGTACGAGGCGCTTCAACTTGCCATAGACATCACGGGTAACATAGACATCAGCGATGTTATGTTCAATGATGCTCTCGTATGCATCCTTATCCCCATGATCAGCCCGATCCCAGATGCGTGGGTCAAGCGGGGTCTTCTTATTTTCCACGCCGAAGTACTTAGACACGTTGTCTAGGGACTTGCGACCAACCCGAACTGCCGAACCAGTAGCCTTGTACATCAAGTCAATATGCATGAGTGGATCGCATGGGTCCTCGCCCGCTGCAACCAATCGCGCATTGATGATCGGCAAGTCAAACAGCATGCTGTTCCACCCAACGATGATGTCATAGGAGCGAAGGCTTTCCTTCACTGCCTTAACCAGCACGGAGTCGTCCGTCCATGATTCACCCTTGTACTTAGGATCATCCAAGCGGAAGATCTCCAAGCGACCAAAGCCATCCACGATACAGACTGAGAGGATGCGACTCCATGCGGAGTACGTCGTCTCAATGTCGTAGAATGCAATCGTTGGTCCGATGTATCCCTCTGGTGACTTAGTGTGGTAGCCCTTCTTCTCGGCAACCTTTACTGGCTTACCCTCAAAGTCTTCACCTTCAAGGTAACGCTTGTAGATCTTCTGGACCCGATCCTTTGACATGCCGACAACCTTACCGATTGCTGCATAGGATTGTCCCTGCTCCTTAAGTTCAATGATCTGCCTAGTCAGTGCGTTGGACATTCAAGTCCCCCTTTGCTATGGCGTTGAGTTCGGTCTCCAGAATATCTGCTCCGACCTCAACCCCTAGTAGAACCGCCCCAACAATATCGTTGGACACTAGGTTCTCGTTGATCATCTTGATGATGGTCAACCGATACTGTTCGTTGGTTTTTGCCTCGCCAACGAACGCCTTCATTTTTTCTAAGGCGATATAGGCAGCGGCTCCCGAAGCAGCCAGCGCAGCGATCGCCTTACTATCGTTCATATTCTACCATCGTAGCCCCTAGAGCCACCACCAGAATGCCCGCAATTGGGTCTGGGAGGCTCGTAGAGACGAGGAGTAGGGCAGATAGCCATAGCCCTAGGCTGTACCTACGAACTGCCTTCCCTGCCTTCTCTACGACTACTCGGATTGGGCTTGGGTTATCGTCTGCGAATACTTCGTTTGTTGCCATTAGAACTTCACCTTTCCTGTGATGAAGAGAGCCACGTCCGCAGCCTTCTTCAAGATCTCTGCCTCAAGCGGGTTGCTTGAGTCAACTTCTCCTTTGAGTCCTGCTGAATCCCTCATCACGGCAATCGCATACCTATATGCGTACATCCAATGAGGGAGCATGTCCTCTACTTGTGCCTTACGAATTGCCATCTTCTTTTTCTCCCACATAATCCAGAAAGTCCTGGAGTTCCATCGCGATAATGATTCGTCGCTTGCTGCCTGCACCTGGCGCATCTCCGATAACAACAGCGGCTGACCTACCAGCCACGGGTCGGATGGACGATATCCAACCGTAGATTCGCTCAGGGAAGGCGGTTCCAACTTTGCATTGGATGACGAGCCTCTCGCTTGTAACGTCATCTTTACCTCCGTACATGCCAGTCCTCTTGCCACCCACAAGGGCGGCGACCTCCCTTTCAAAGGAGATCCCGCGCTTGCGGTTGAGGCGACCTTTACGTGCGTCCACTACGATGCTTTCTTCAGCGGTCCAAAGATAAGCGGTGATACTTCGTTGGCGGTGAAGTCGGCATACGTCTTGTTCTCCACAGTACGGCTGCCCCCTGCTCGCCACTTGCCAATGAGATGTGCGTGTGGTCGGGGGTCACCTTCCGCAAGCGACATCGCCTTGGCATACACCTTCTCTACGTGATCCATCAAGCCAGCGTCAAAGACGGTGACGTTGACGTATACATAGCGGCTAGGTGATGCGCCCTGCTTACCTGCGCCAAGCCAAGCGTCGTACGCCTCAGCCTGCCACGTGCCGTAGAACTCTAAGATCGGCGTGCCGTTCTTAGTGGTCTTGCGAACTGGTTGCTTCTTATCTGATAGCCAGATATCAATACGGTCAGACATTACTACCTCCTAAAATTCAATGGCGCTTGCATCAAATGCCAGCGCCTTCTTCTCTGGTTCATCTGCAAAGATCTTCTTTGCAGCCGCAGCGACTACCGCGTCGTTGCTTGGCTTCTCATTCTCTGGATCATCACCTGTCGGGATGAGGAAGCCGAGGAGCAGGGCGTACTTCAACGCACCAGTCATCGCCTTGTACACAGCCTTGTCGGTGCTGTCTGAGCCTGAGCCGATGGACTGGAAGGTGACGAACTCACCTGTCTCTCCATCGGTAATCTGCCACGTCACCCGTAGGGTAACGAGGGCTTGCTTGCCACTTGGCGTAAGACCTGATTCGGTCACGTCAATGTTGGCTGGGATCATCGTGAGGGATCGCTTAGCGAACTCATCACGGATCTTGTCGGCAACTGCTGCCGCCTGTACGTACTTGTATCCCTGCGAGGCATTCGTGCCAGTCTTCTCAATATAACCGACAGCCTTCAGGATCTCTGACAACTTACTATGAATCTTACTACTAGACATACTTGTCCTCCTATCTGTGTTCATTGTATAATACCAATGGTTCTATCGTTACTCTTACCACCCCTATATGTAGTGGTGCTAACTTCTCAAACAGGTATGGCGACAGGTCAATGACCCGCTTCCGCCACCCATCCCTGTGGCATCTACCGCAATGGTCCATGACCTTGCAGATAAACGACACTCCGTTGCCTGTTACCCTAATGAACTGGCGCTTGGAGTGGTAGTGTCGGTACTCCCCAACCGCACAGTAGTATGGCGGGGGCTTGCTCCCCCTGATTGATTCAGTTGCGTACCATGTAGCCACCCCCTTCTGTCGTGCCGTGATCGGCAAGTCTAGGTGATGCATCGGTATAAGCAGGAGCAACGCAAGAATGATACTCATCCTCGGCACTCCGTCTTGTACCTGCAGTACGAGCAGGGGTACATGCTGCTCGCTGTCTTCCCTTCAGGGATAGGCAACTGTGGCGGCATGCGATTCTGCTCCTTGAACTTACGCGCAACCTTTAAGGTTCTCCATGCTCGGTCTCTTGCATCATCAGTGACGATGTACTCCTTCATAGAGAAGTCATCAGCGTTGATGTAGATGACACGTGCTGGTCGGACTACGCCGTCCTCTTTCTGCATTGCAATGGCATAGAGCGCAGCCTGTGTCGCATGCTCAGGCTTAGGCTCATCCTTGATCCACTTGAATGCGGTAGCCTTCGTTGACTTGAACTCCCAGACCTCTTGCCTCCCGTCCTTCCACGTGATCACAGCGTCAATGTTCCCTGCGAAGTCGTAGTCTGGGATGCTTACTGGTACTTCAGTCTCATACGCAATGATGTCTGGTGCCTGTGCAAAGACACCGCTAATCCATTCAGACACGGCATGACCACGCTCAAAGATGCGCAGCGTCTTGTCCTCAAATGGTTCGCTTGGTTGGACACCAGTGCTGTCATACCAGTGCGCTCTGAGGCAGCCCCCCATAAGGGAGCCACGCCAGAACGCTTTGGATGGGCGACCGATCTTTTGCTTCTCCTTGAGCACAGCGTCAAACTGTGCGGATGCTGATCGTTCCATTGTTCCTCCTACTGTTCACCCGACGTGAACGATGTCGTTGACTTCCTGAAGATCAGGTTAAGATCACCAGTTGGTCCGTTGCGATTCTTCGCAACCTTGACACTAACTGTATCATAGTACTCGTCGGTCTGTTCCTTAGGCTTCCATAGCATGATCACCACGTCGGCATCCTGCTCAATACTACCGCTGTCTCGGAGGTCGGCAAGCCGTGGCTCACCGCTGTCACGGTACTCAGAGTTGCGGCTCAACTGTGACAGTGCGATCACTGGCACGTTGAGTTCCCTTGCTATCTGCTTGAGTGTGCGGCTGATCTCTGCTGTCTCCATCACTCGGTTGGCATCCTTCTGCTGGCGCACGGCGGACAGCAACTGGATGTAGTCAATGACCACCATGTCCAGCCCCTTGTCCTGCCGCAACTTGCGACAGCGGCTACGGATCTCAATCGGTGTGAGGGATGAGGCATCGTCAACATAGATGCGTGCATCCTTGATACGGTCGGCAGCCTCTGCCAACTTGTTGATCTCCTCTGGTGTGCCAGAACCATTGCGGATCTTGGCGATGTCCACGTGTGCGGCATCGGCAAGGATACGCGTAGCGATCTGTTCGCCAGACATTTCCAGTGAGAAGATGGCAACCGACTTGCCCTGACGTAGAGCAGCGTTCGTCGCTAGGTTGACAGCGAGTGCTGTCTTGCCAACAGACGGACGAGCAGCCACGACAACGAGGTCTGAGTTAGCCCAGCCCCCGATCACCTTGTCCATCGGGAGAATCCCCGACTTGATGGTGACGTTCTCCCCAAGGGCGGCTCGCTCCATTGACTTCCACGACTTGCCAACCAGCACGCCGAGGTCATCAAAGGATGAGTTGCTTCTTGTTCGGGCAAGCCGATAGATCTCTGACTCTGCCTTGTCTAGTGCCTCGTCAGATGGCAAGCCTTGGTAGCCTACCTCTGCAATCTTTGCCGCCGCACTGATGATGCGCCGACTAACAGCAGCCTCCTCAACGAGACGAGCATACGACTCTACGTTGGCAGATGTCGGTGTCTTGGCTGAGTACTGGGCAATGCATGCACGCCCACCAATCTCCTCCAGTTCACCCTTCTTCTCAAGGTAATCGGATACCGTCACGACATCCACTGCCATGTTGGTCTTGGCTAGATGCTGCATCGCACCGTATACAATCCTGTTAGCGCCAGAGTAGAAGTCCTCCGCGTCTAGGATTTCTAGCGTAGACGGTATGCATTCGCTGTCAATCAGCATAGAGCCGATGACTGAATCCTCCGCCTCTGCGTGGTGTGGTGCCTTACTGTTCATCCTTCCTCCTTCCTAATGACCTGAATGTTTCCTCGTATGTAGGCTCATACGGTGTCTCGCAACTCTCATCAAAGAGGACACCGCCTGTCTCCTGACCGCCGAAGATCACCTCATCATCTATTGCATAGTTAGAGATGATTCTTCCCCATCTACCGCAATCCTCGCAGTAAATGGCGGCACAGCAGCCGTCGTCAAAGGTGATGTCTGGGGTATGACCCAAATCTCTTAGGGTCTCTAGTCCTCCAGCCATATACTCTAGCAGATCATCGTTAACGAAGTGCGGCATCGCCGTTAGTTTGATCTGCTGCTTAGCCCTTCTCGCCGCAGCCTTAGTGCTTGTCGGCAACTTGGAGTCGGTGCTACGTAGCAACTCAATCGTTGCAGCGTAGTTCTCCGTACGTTCAAGGCACTGGCAGTCGCTATCCCCCTCGCCGTGCACCCTGCACTGAGCAATAGAGATGGCGTAGTGTTCAGCCTGCTTCGCTACTTCCTTCTTGAGTTTCTTCCTCATTGTCATTAGGTTGTGCCTCCTGTACTAGGTCGCTGAACATACCGTTTAGCCATTCAAATCCTATGAAGTCTAGGATGTTTCCCTCGTAATCAAAGGTCTCATCCCAGTTCTCTTCAAGTAGATCCATGACTAGTTGTCTGGCTGCATTCTCTGCTGCCTCGGCATCACCTTCGCTGCGCACCATGACGCCATACATAACTGGAACCCATACGATCCTCTCGCTCATGATGCCCACCACATAAGGATCACAGCGAACAACGCCATCGTTGCAAAGCCTGCCCAATAGGCAGTGTCGTTGCTAGTTTCCACGGTCTTCCTCCTCTCGTACCATCGCACTGATGGGATCTGCTGGCGGCTGAAGCCGATTGAAGATTGCCTCGTTAATGAGGACTGCCAATGGCTCGGCACTAATCTTGTGCTCGTCATCGCTGTCATCGCCCAGGTCTGCAGCCACTACGACTGCGACCTCCTCTCCATCTAGAGAGGCTCGCATTAACGTGACGTTCTCATCTCCGTATACGATTCGTGCATAGATCTCTTGCTCATCCTTAGTGATCCAGTTAATAGTCAACTGATACCTCCTTCTCTTCTGTCTTGACTTCCTCTCGGTTCGGGTGCAGTAGGTTGCGGATAGCCAACGCATTGTGGTCAAAGGTGGCGACGCTAGTCTCATCCCACTTCTTGGTGAAGTCTGCTAGATTGTAGAGCATAGAGGAGAATGCTGCAACCTTCTGTCGCTGGGTGTCTCGCTCCTCTTCAGCGCCTTCTTCCTTGATCTCTTCGTACTCAGACCATGCGTTGTCCATGATGTCGGTGATGCTGATGTTATCCCAGACCTCACGTGCTGCCTCGTCCTTGATCTCCTCGCAGTCAGAGCAACCCCATGTATCATGCTCGTGCTCTAGTTCCAGATCATCAATGTCGCTGTCTAGATCGTGAAGGTTCGTGATAATATTCTTAACTGATTCCTTGATATCGTAAATGCTATTAGACATATTTACTATTCCTCCTAATATATTTATATAATACTAAGCAAACTCAACAATAAGACCATCATGAGATAGAGCATTGAGGATGTCATCAACATACCTCATCTCTACTGCTATCCCATCACCGAATCTCACGGCGTCTTCTATTGCTACGTTGTCATTGAACCACTCCTGTGCAGCCCCACTCTTGGGGATAAGGATACCGACGGAACCTCCGTCATACACCAACTTAACGTCCGTCAACCGATGTGTCATACGTAATCTACCTCAGTGCCAGTGCGCAGATAGTCAACCGCTTGGTGAAGCGGCAGCACTACCTGCTGAAACAACTTATCAGATGAATCCTTAAACCCATTCACAAATAGGTTGTCCTCCATAGCGATGGCGGCACGTAGCGCATCTATCAGTGCTTTCTCAACGTTGCCATAGTCAATGTCAACTTCACTCATCTTACTCATACTGATCCTCCAATCTAGACATGCCACCGAAGTGGCACTCAGTACAGAACCCATTGCCTGCGTTGCCTGGGTCTGCTGCTTCACACCATGCTGGTGCTATCTCATCTTCGCATGAATGACAGGTCTCTCCATGTGCACTGGTATCTTCCCAAGAATACAGGGCACGGGGGATCATGTCCTCATCATCTGTTGCGTCGCTTGCTGCTTGCCATAGTTCTTCGTGCCGTTTGATCTGCAAGATGTTTCCCTTGATACTCCAGTTCTCAAAGGCACACATGTTGCACCACATAACTCCCTCGTAAATGTAGCCTATTGGAATCGGGATCTCAGCCATAGATAACCTCCCCGAAGATTGCATACTGTACGATCACGTCGCATGACGTGCCGTCAAAGTCAAACTCAATGTCCCCTTCACCACGATTGCTTACACCGTGGATGAGGTGCGGTACGTTCTCAATCAGTGCGATCACCCCCTTCTCCAATGTCTTCCTGTCTAGAGGAATCCATAGGTTGCTGAAGCGTTCAGGTTCTACCTGTTCCGCATCCTCTCTGATCCAGACAAACACGTAGTCATCTGGCAGATCTACCTTGATGCGCTCACCGTCATAGCGTGGCGTTGATCGGAGCGGATCTTTCTCATACCAATCCTTCCAGTTGTAGTCCTTCACTTCTGCCCAGTAGTTTGTGCCTCCCTCTACTGCACAGTGAACGATGTCTGCTGCGTCCTCATTGGTAAGTGTGATGCTGTTGATCTTCACGATACACCTCCTGCTTGGATGAATACATCTGGCTCAACGTCTAGGTTGTATACCGAATACTCGTACGATAGTTCAGGAAACTTGGCTACCCACTGGTCAAGTACTGACTGCACATACGTCTCGTCAAACACTTCGTACGAACACGAGGTGCTTTCCATCTCAACCCAATAGTATTCTCTTGCCTTACACTCGCCAGCATTAGGCTGCCCTTCGCCAACCTCGTTGACGTTGAAGCCGTGCTCGTACAGCCATTCGTGTGCTGCCTTGACAGCATCGGGCATCCAGTTGTTGAGCGAGGTAATCCCTGTGTGCTGCATGTTGATGAACACCTTAGCGTGTGCGCTCATTCATCCTCCCCTGAGAACATACGCGCTGCTGCTGCGTAGTCTCCTGATTCCTCAAGCATCTTGATGGTATCCAACTCATCCCTTTGGATGCCATACAGACCTATCTCTCTAAATGCAAGTGCGAACTCATACTGAGACGCGCTCACTTTATCAGTTGCGTCGTGTAGACGAGCACCTTCTTGGCAGCCACCGCACTTGCTGGCAATGTCATCCTCCCACGAGCATGCCTCATGGCACATGCAATCGTACGGCTCACAGCAGCCTTGTCGTGCGTCATACCAGTTGAGCAGATCAAGCGTATCGTCTTGGACTTGCTGACTTAGCATCGCCCAGTCTTCTCTCCTGTCCTGCTTATCGTAGATAGCATTAGCCTCGGCGTAGTTCATCGCTTGATCTCCTTAATCATAATCCTTCCGCCACCATTCATCTCATCGTCTTCGCTGATGGTTGCCCATACTTCGCGACCATCCATAAATCCAATGCGCAGCATAGGAAAGCCATCGCTTGATACCCCTCCGCCTATGATGTACCCACCTGCAAGTGGACGCACCATCTCACGAAGGATGTACTCACGTGTGAACTCATCCATCTCTTCGTCGTACATCAATCCTCCTTCTTCACTGGGTTAGGCACAACGCCTAGATACCAACGATCACGGAACTCTTCGGGTACTGCAGCACGGATGAACTTATCCCGCTGGTACGCTCCGTTCGTGCGTGAGAGTTCCTTGCTCAACCCCTGCACGAACTTCCAATGGAAGTAGTCCAGAAGTTCACGCTCAAACAGCGTGTACTTCTGCTCCTCCCCTTCGTACTTGAGATACTCCCAATGATCCTTGCACTGGTCTGCGATCCATTGGAAGTCCCGCTTGGTAAACTTCGGTGTCTTACGATCAGCCATTGCGCACCTCCTTGTTGAACCGAGCGAGGAACCTGCTGTTCGTCGCATCGTCTACGCCAAGCGCCGCTTGTGCGGTGTACTTGGGAAGCCCTTCGGGATTGCCCTCGTCAATGATGACCGACAGCCATCCACTTGATTGTGCTAGTGCGTAGTTCTCCTTGTCCTTGAGCCACTCTCTACACTCACGCTTGTACTTGACAAGCCTGAAGTATGCTAGATGTGCTCGTCTCCACGCGTCATACATTAGACCACCTCGTCTACTAGTTTCTCACCGCTTGTCAGAGCCGCGATGATTCGCTCATCCCTTTCGGGGTCGTCGCGGTACTGCACCTCGTGCTCGTACGCTGTCTGTACTACGTGATAGAGCAACTCCCAGATCTGGTCGTCCTCCTGCACGTAGCCTGCTAGATCCTCAATCTTTACACGCTCATCCCAGACCTCATCACCTGCACGCGTGGCTACCTGCCACGTATCTTCAGGTGAGTACGCGAACACGATGCAGCCCAACTCCCGCATCTTCTTCACGCACTGATCCAACTCCATCATCTGTGCTTCCGTAAGTTGGTGCGTATCTGGTGCTCTCATCCGAAGTATCCTCCTGTGTATCTGAATACGAACAACATCGTGTGTGCAAGGAAGTACGCGAGTACTCCAATGAACACGTAGCGCAACGCAACGTCAAGCATACGCTTCCTCCATACAGGCTAGTCGCTCGGTGCAATGCTCGGCACTGCACGAGTATGCAAAGCAGTTCAGGGTGCTCGGCTTCCCCTCCCAACGGGCGACAACGAGGAAGTCTTGGTCATTGTGTATGACCTTGAGATCCACCTGTTCGCCCTCCTCATTCCAACCTGCGTGCTCCTTGAGATCATCCACCGCAGCGATGGCGCTCGTGTAGATCTCCTCCCACTCAGGCATACACGCAGGGAAACTAATCTCTGCGTGGTAGTGCTCGGGTACTTTCATCCTACCCTCCGTTCAGTTCTACGAGGACGAGATACTCTGCCTTGCGCTTCTCCCTCGCCCATTGGAGCAGCGCCTTCGGTGTGTACGAGAGGACTCTGGCGTTCCAGTAGTCCTTCCTATGGTCATAGCATAGGAGCCTACCCCCCGCACGACGGAGGGCAGGCTCCCAGCATACTACCGCTGGTAGCGTGCGTGCTTCGCACATACAACGCCACGCTTCCCGTTGCTGAACCTAATCCAAATGCTCCCGAAGTGTTCGCACCCGTGAATCCAAGCGGCACACGGGCGTAGTCTGTTGCTCATACGATACCTCCTACTTGCCTACGAATGCGAGGAACTTCCGATAGAAGCCCTCGTGGTGGTCGCACCACCAAGCCCAAGTGTTCTTCATCTTGCCGCCTTCCGCGACACGCACGAAGACCAGCGTGGCACGCTTGCCACACGGGATGCGAGTCTTCCCTCTCGCAACAGGGTACAAGCACTCGCTTGTTGGAATCGTACTCGCGTACATAATCCCTCCTACGCTTGAACTTCCTCTCGCAAGGGGCGAGAACCCACGGAGCCACACCCATCATCCTCTACGCACGCGTAGGTGATGAGGAGATGCCCTTCCGCACGATAGAATGGCACGCCCTGCCATTGAGCCTTCCGCCCACAACGCGGGCAGTCAACGCTCGGGAAGGACTTTTCGCCCTTCCGCGTGGTGATGGCTATCGGCTCAACCGATGGCTCTTCCACGGGTACACACGCACGACACCACAAGGCATCGTCTATGCATACGCCTTCCGCGTAGTCTTCCACCACCCCACACCCTACGCAGGTGTAGGATGGCGCTTCTACGCCTTCCGCTTGATCGCTCATACGCGACCTCCTATGCTAGTA